AAATTATAAACTTTTGGATTTTGATTTTGTGCAAGACCAAAAACAATTCGTTGCTCAAAACCATCTGCAAATCTTACAACCCTGTTAATAGGTGCATTACTTTTTCTTGTTCCATATGTCGGTTTGATGTCGGGAAAGGTGGCCACTATGCTAATAATCCCCCTGCTCTTTTTTGTTGTATTATCTCAGATTGTACGGCAACTGCAATAAGCCTTCCAAGTTCTCTTCCTTCTTGCTCTCCTCCCTGTGCATCAACACCTCCGTCCATACTTACATTTACAACAATGTTATTTGTCAAACCTCCACCACTGATCTTGTCATTTGGAATAATAGTGCCAGCAGTTGATGGAACAAATATTTCTGGCCCACGTTCACCTACTATTGATGGTCTGCCTACTGGCGGTCTGCCTCCGTTTGCAAATCCAACTAAATTACTGAATATACCAATACCAGTGCTTTTTAATAATGTATTTATTCCCATTCTAAGTAAAGAATTAGCTAAATCATTAATAATATTTTTGGCTGCCTCGCCAAGAGATTTTGTGCCATTTATAGCACCAACTAAAGCATCTGATATTTGACTACCAATTGTATGTCCTATTTCAGCAAATTTTTCTTTTAATAATTCAGCATCACTTTTAATTATTTTAAAACTGTCAGAAATTTTAAATGAAACTCCATTTATATCATGAAGGAAACCCTTACTTAAATTTAAATTTTCAGCAAAAAATCCAGTGCTTGGTACTAAGCCATCTGTAAAAGTAAATCCAATAGTGTCTATTACTTCTTTATTTTCTTTATTGTTATCTTTAACTACTTTTGTTGATTTTTCTAATTGTTTTTGTACTTCAAGTTGTTCTTTTAATCTTTTTGCAACTTCTGCATTTATAAGGGCATTTGTTATTTGTGATTGTACACTTGCTGGCTGTCCTTTAAATGTTTGACCTTGAAAATCTACTGAAACTTCGCCCATACCAAACGGACCACCAACCATACCAAATGGCCCACCAGCTTGATCTTGAACAATTCTTTGTGCTTGTTTTTGAAATGCTTTTTTATCAGTATCAGTAATACTGCCAGCTGCGATTGCTTGGTTAATATTGTTAACAAGATCAATAGCAATATCCAAAGCACCCTTTAAAGCTGGTGCTAATTTTTCTCCAACTTGTTGAGCTAAAGTTTCCACACCATCAACTAAAGTACTAAACTTACCAGCTAAAGTTGTACTTTGCTCAGAAGCACCTCCAAAAAAAGCACCACCTTCATTTGTAAGATTTATTAATGCTTTATTAACAAGATCAGCACCAATTTTACCTTTTCTCATTGCGTCAGCAAATTCATCACCCTGTAATCCTGTTATTCTTTTAAGCTCTGTTGTTATATCAACCCCTCTTTCTAATAGTTGTAAATTTTCTTCTTGTTGTAATTTACCTTTTGCCTGTATCTGTCCAAAAGCTGTTGCAATACCATCTAAGTCTGCTCCGGTAGCACCAGCAATATCTGCTATTCGCTTTGTGTTATCAACAAGCTTATCTGTTTCAAATCCAAATGCTTTTAATCTTTTTGTTGTTTCTATTAACTGAGAGGCTTTGAAGGGAGTTACGGCACCAAAAGCCTTTAATTCAGCAATAATTGTATTTGTTTTAGAAACACTACCAGTTAACACCTCTAAGGACTTTCTTTGTCTTTCTAATTCTGCTGTTTGAAAGATTACAAACTTACCAACTTGAAAAACAGCAAAAGCTGCAGCAAGTTTTCTTATTGTACCGAGTAAATTATTCACACCTCTTGCAGATTTATTTGCACCACTTCCAAATTTATCAAGTGATCTTTTTCCTTCATTAAGTCTATTTTTTAACTGGTTTGTATTTTTATTTAAATCTTTTGTGGCATCATTAACACGTTTTAAAGGTGCAATGGCATTTTGTGCATCAACTATTAATCTGACAGTAGATTGTGCCACAAATGCAAATAATCTTTATTCTATATTACCTTGTTTTGTTCTTTTGACGATTTATTTCTTGTTTTTGTCTATCATTTTTAATTTCATAATAAGCAGCCCAATGCACAAGCTCTTCTTCAGAAATGTTTTTTCTTAATTCTTGAAGTGTTTTACCTAATTCTGTTGCGAGAAAAAACTCGAAATTTAACCAAGTGTCTCGCTTTATTCTTTTTTTGCTGTATCAATAGAGGCTGTTAAACCCATCATAAACATTTCAAGCTCATTTAAAACTGTCTCAGGTAAAAACCTCTTTAAGTTTTCAGCATCAGCAGAAGCAAATGCCTTTGACCCATCTTCATTTTCAGCAATTTGGCAAAGAAGTCTTGTTGAAATTGCTAATGCTTCATCAGTGCCAGCAGCAGCCTGAGCCTGTATTCTGTCGTATCTTGTAAGAGGAGGAAAATATATCTCTTTTAATATTTCTCCGTTTGGCTTTTTAAGTTCATATTTTCTTCTGGCGGTCATAACATCACTGAAAGCCTCAGTGATAAGATCAACGGTTCTTTTTGTTGGCATAAGGGTTTTTAAGATTACCCTAATATACTATATAGCTGAAGTTATAGCACCAGTGGTGATAAACGTAACTGCGATCTCTTCTATCTCTCCTAAAGTTGCGGAATATTCTGCGTTTGTAATTATTCCAGAAAAACCAATTTTTTTAGCTGATTGAGCAGAATCAGGAAATAGCTCAAACAAAGCATCACCAGCATCACCTGTCGTTAAGACATCATCAATGAATGCTTGATAATCTGAGTTTCCTGATGGGTTATAAAGTAAAGTTGCTGAACCTTCACCTGAAATAAGGCCACCAATGAAAGTTTTTGATGTGTCTCCCATCTTTGTGGTTTCCATCGTGTCTTTAGTCACAGACAAAGACCAAGCTCTTAGATCACTAACATCTGCCTCGGTGCCAGCAGCATTGTGGAACATGATTTTTCCAACATCACCTTTTACAGCCATAACAAAAAAAAGTATTTATTTTATATTAACCTTTTTTAGTATTTTTCACATCTTTTTTTGAATTTTGTTGTGCCTCATAATATTTTCTGCATTCTGGGTCCCAATAATTTGCTTCTCTTCTTCCTTTTACTGCTTCAATTGCATCTAGCATTTCTTCCGTGATTTCAAATTTTGCCATGTTTAAAGTTCCTCATAAATTTCAAATGTAATCCTTAATTGAGTTTGAAACTTACCTTGCGGACTTGAAGCTAAAACTTCTGGGCCAATAGGAGAATCAAAAATAACATCTGAAACAGTTATTTTATTGTAGAGGTCACGCAGCCTTTTGCCAATCGTGAAATTTGCTCCAGCACCGATTCCTTCCTCTGTAAAAATATTAAGGATAACTAAGCCAACGACCAGATTAACTCCCCCTGCTAAATATCTGCCAGATCCAAAACTTGTTAAACACTGAACAAAGGTGTCCTCAGTCGTAGAATCAAAAGCCATGTTATTAAATATCACAGGAATAGCAGGACTTGATGCAAGCTCGGTTGCTAGTCTGCCTTCGATAGTTGATCTGACTGTGTTTAAATCAATTGCAGCCATTATGCACTCCTAAAACGATCTGAAATATGTTGTTCTAATTGTTTTGCTATAAGCTCTGGATAACCTTTTATTGTTCCTTGATTTGTCCTATATCTACCACCCCAACTGTCTGGTAAATTAGTTCCATAAGCAACAGGCTCTGCATATTCAACATCCGTGAAAACAACACCTTGAAAAGGTTTTATTTCAGTTTGCCAGCTTTTAAACAAATTTCCAGTCGTTTTATAATTTACATTTGGAGGTTGCACATTTGGCGTTGCTTTTTTAATTAATTCAGTCCCTCGCAAGGTTGCATCTCTAACAGTTTTTATAACTTTATCCTCAAAATGATCACCGATTCCTGACAGCCTAATTTCTCTAGCCATAATTACCTCAAAATAAGATCAAAACTTACAGGAGTGTTATTTTGCTCATTTGTTGTTACTTGAATAATTTTAAACTCAACGCTGCTTATAATAACTCGGTCTTTTGTTGTTGGCACAAAGGTAAGATCGCCAGCCGATATTGTTAGAATCTTATCTTGAGACTCAATGAGATCGTTAACTTCTGATCTTGAAACATTACTTAAAACGCCCTTAATAGTTGTATCTGAAGTCGACTCGGTTATTGCACCAGTTGTTGTGTTATAAGTGCCAGCAGTAACCTGACGAATTGTTACATCTCCTCCAAGTTTGTTCAGAGTTTTAGATGCAGCTTTTTTAAGAGCGTTTGCAAGACTCATAAGAAGTAAGCGATGACTTGTCCACTTGCGAGAGTAATACTTGTTATGACCCCACAAACTTCACTTGATGCTTTCATCGTTATGCCATTGATTGTTGCAGATCCATTTTCTGTAATATTTTCAGCAACAAAGGTTGCCTCCGCATCTGTCAAACAATGCACCTTACCAAATCTGCCTGTATGGGCAGCCGTATCGGTAATAATAATTGCCGCTGGATATTCGTATCCGTAACCCATTTTCATGACCTCTTGATTGATAAGTTTGCTCTTCCACCTATTCTAATACCCATTAAGTAGTGGTCAACGATTGGTGGAATACGATCAACCCCAACAGCTCCATAGAATCTAGGAGTTACATTTATATTACCAATACTTACAGCGGCAAAATCTTCTAAGCCACTTAGTTCTAATCCGTTCCTGTTGTTGTTTAAATATACAGCCAAAATAACCTGTGCGTTTTTTACACGATCAGGTATTTCTGTGTCGGTGTAATAGTCAGCAACTAATCTATTAGGAAAAGATAAGCCATAAAGGTTTGTATAAGTGTCTGGTTTGCGAACTCCTGATCTGGGCCACTCAAGAGCCTGAGTATCGTCAACCCTTGCTCCGAGAAATTTTTCTCGATCAATTCTTTGTGCCGCAGTAAATAAAGCACGATTTTTATTATCGTTGCTGGACCCATCCCAAGCTGCAGCATCATCACTAAGGACTAATCCTTCAATAAATGAATTTGCATCTGCAAGAGTAATATAAGAGTTTG